CGGCCGCTGAATCAAAATCAGTGCCGCGCACCGAACCCAGCGTTCCGGACGCCTCGCGCTCCAAAGCTTTTGCTGTAATCGGCTCGCCGTTCGGCCCGTACAATTTAACTTCTTTCATAATGCCTCCTGGTTGGGCTTCCCTCGTGGGTGCCCATTCTTAAAACCTAAACTCTTCATGCTTCGGCCCGACCCGTTCATAGCCGTATTCAACCGGCGGCGACTTCCCGGCCAGCATCGCCAGCGCAATCGACCAGAACCGGTCAGCGTGGCCGTTCTTGCCCCGGTCGGCAGCAAAGCGGACGTGATCGCCGGTGGACTGAATCTTCTTGATGCTGCGCAGGTCGGCCCGGATGTTCTTATCCTCCGGAATCCGGATGCGGCCCTCTTCAAAAGCGGCGCGCACCGGATAAGCCATCTCTTCTTTGCTCCCCACAGTGAAATTGATCGGCTCGACTTTGTAGGTTCCGAACTTCTCCTGGGCACGTTCGGCGAACTGGCGGCCGATGCCGGTATTGTCTATGCAGCAGCGCACCATATTCGGTAGCGCAAGAATCGGGTAGAGGATCGCTTCCTGTTCAGCAAAGCGGGTTTTCTTCAGCTCAATCACTTTGCGCGTATAAAACGTGTCGTGGATCTTCTCCAGAACCCAGATCACCGTTAGATCGTGCTCGCGGCCGACGTCCACGCCGACATACAGCTTGCCGGTCAAACGATCCCACTTATCGGCCGGCTGATATTCACACGCCGTGATCATCTGGTAATCAAGGAACGCGGTGGCATCGTCTGCGGGAACGCACATAAACTCCTGCTGAAAGCTCTCTTCATCAGGCATGCCGTTGCGGACATCTTCGAAGTAGGCCTGCTCATCCATATCGAGCCGGTCATCTGTCGGATCAATAGCGGCGAGTTTGCTCTGCAGTTTATAAAGCAGACCCTGCTGCAGAGCCTTCAACAGTGTCACCGTATGCAGCGAAAACTTTTTCGGGTTGCCCTTGTGCTTCACCTCTTCAATCAATGTATTGAAATAATTCTTCGACCCGCGATGGGTGCTGAAGATTTCCATCATGCCGCCCCACGTTGCACCGGGGCTCATGATTTCAAACAGTTTCTGTACATCTTCCGGTTTTTTGCGGACGGCGAACTCATCGGCCAGACGGTTTCCTCGTTTACCGGCCTGAGCATCCGGATTGGAACTCATTGAAAAAAGCCGGGTTTCATTTGCATACCGCAGAACGCGGGCGCTGTTGTCTTTTTCATCGAGCACGATCTGCCCGAGATCCTCTGCGCCGATCTGAAGGATTTTGGCAAACTTTTTTGCGTCTTCTACAAACAGCAGGCTTTGGATTTCATCCCGGCTGGTTGCCCAGGTATCCAGCGGATATCCGGCGAGCGAATGACGGCGGTCGACCGCATAAGCCGAACACCACGTCCAGCCAATCTGACGCGACTTCTCGGCGATTTTCTTCCGATGCGTATCTAAAACCCAATCACGCTGAAAAAGGCAGAATCGCGGCTCGCTTCCGTCATCGCGCGGGTTTGGGAAAATACGGCACTTCCCCGGAAACCCTTTTGGCACGTATGCCGGGGCTGTCATAACAGCAGCCTTTGGATCGGCTAGAATCATAAAAGTCTCGCAGCATTCTCAATCCGTGCCAGAGCATCTTCACTCAGCCCGGCCGATGCGTCTTTCGTTAAGGCTTCCAGTTCTTTCTTGGCTGCTGCCATGGACTCTTTCGCCTCAGCCATCCATTTCTTCTGATTCACCCCGGCACGGCTCAACCGGGAAACGGCCAGAGACACTTCACCCGGACTCATCTCGTGGATTTGCTTCCAGTCGTATTCCTGCATCGCGTCAAAGAATTCGGCCTGCATGGAGTTGACGATGGCGTCGCCCAGCGCGTTGCCGTCGTCTCCCATCTGCTCGGCCATAAACACGGCCATCTCGGTGGAGCGCCGAATGTTTTCGCAGCGCTCTTTGAACTCTAAGCTGTAGCGACCGACGCTGGAGCGCGAAATCTCATAGCCGCGCCCGGCCAGCTGCTCGACCAGTTCGTCGAGGTTTGCAAAGCAGCTGTCGATCAGCTGTTGCTCCAGCCACTTGCGGTCGCTCTCAGGCATCAGTTTTATTTTGCTCGGTTGCGGCATCTTTAAACCCCGTTTAAATCAAACACTGTCCATCCAGCCATTCGACACCCTTGGCGGTGATCGCGTACTGCGCATTGGCACGGTTCATTTCCCGGTCGACCGGGGAAACCATGCCGTGCGAAAACAGATAGCGAACCTGCTTTTCAAGCTCGGCGGGTTCCAGGGTTTGAAAGCCGTTGCATTTTACGGCGATCATGACGCTGTCCAGCGGCATCCCCAGCGGCCGCCGGGCATTCAGTGTCATCAGAATTGAATTGCGCAGCAGTTCGCGCTGCTCTCCGGTCATCTCTTTCATCGTTGCCTCCTTAAAATCATTTCCGCTGCAGCAGGGTATCGATCTTCAGATCCATCTGAATCTGCCGCTGATTCATCATCTCAATCTGCTTTTCCTGCCCCGCGCCCTGTTCGCCCAGCTCGCGCATCCCGGCATCCATATCGCGCCGCAGCGTCTCAATCAGATTATAGAGCCGGGCGCGGCTCTCGCTGCTGTCTTTGTCCCGCCGCTGATTATCCGCATCATTCCGGGTACGGTACGCCGCGCAACGCTGCTGGCAGGCTGTCGCATCTGTCTTGCTCTCGAATTCCTTTTCGGCCGGAGGAGAGCGGCGCAGGCTTTTGATGATTTGGATAACCAGCCAGATTACTCCGAGCAGCCACACCATATTTTTTAACCACAACTCAAGACTGCCTGAAGAAACCGCATCCATCCTGCTATCCCTTCATCCGTTTAAATTTTTCAAAAGAGCGACCGGCAATATAGAGGCCGAGCAGAGAGAAATAGCCTGTCAGCATAATGCCGGCGAAAAAGCGCTCTTTGCCGAGCATGTGCCAAATCTGGTCTGCAACCAGCATGAGGGTCATTACATACGCCGCCGCCGGGCGGACACGCTTGGTGAACAAATCATCTTCCTGCGTCTGCGCCTGCTGAATTTTCGCCAGTGCAATCTGCGCATCCGCTTCGGCTCGGGCTTCAGCGGCCATGCGCTTCTGCTCTTCCGCCTGCACCTGCCATTCCAGTTTTTCAATCTCGAGCGCGGTACGCTCATTGGCGATGCCCGCCAGCAGTTGCGAGCTGGCCAGCTCCGCTTTTTCCTGTGCGGTAAAGCGTTCATCGCCGATCAGCTTGGTGATCGGTTCAATGGCTTTTGAAAACAGTCCGGTAATTGCACTCAAAATGGCGGCGCTCATGATTCTCCTTGCACGGCTTGCCCTGCGGAGACCGCAGGGCAAAGCACGGGTGGGGTTATTCCTTCGCCCGGAATTCCTTCACCAGTTCAACCGTTTCGACGATCTGCTCGCCAAAATTCACCGCGACACCAAAGAGCCGCTCAACTCGCTGCTCCATCTCCGCGCTCGGCAAACTGAATCTTTCAGCGAAGTGCGCGATGATCTGTGCGCGCTCTTCATCATCCAGATCGGCCAGTTCAGCCGGAAGATCGGGCGCGGCCTTGATGGCACCGATTGCTCCGGGGATATGCTTGCTCAGCGCAATCGTTTCCGGCAGCGACAGTTTCTTGTCTTCCAGCGCGGCGGCGATATCGGTTCCGATATCCAGAATGAGATCCATCACAACAACGATGCCGTCGATTCCTGCTTTTCTCTGCTCCATGGTCTGCCTCCTTGGGTTTACGTTTCAGGCTGCCCTGTTGAAAGCGCCAACCTATCCCAAATAAGAGCACACGGTCAGACTGCACCGCCGCAGTGTAGAAAAGAAAAACCCCCGGAGGTTTCCCTCCGGAGGCTGTCAGTTTGCGATATGTCCGATCCGTCCTATGCGCCTGATACCAGTTCGACCGACTCGCACACTTTGCACAAGTGGTTGATTGCCGCCTTGCCACTGGCCCAGTCCGGCATGTACGTGGTGACTGTCTTCTTATAAAACGGATCTTGTGCAACAAAGCGTTTCCCTGCCGCCTTTTCCATTTTCTTTTTGAACGATGCAGAATAGACAGGGCGAACAACCTTTCGTAAAAATTTTTGTTCGGGATGCGCCTCGCTGCCGGATATCCACTTGCCCAGAAAATGCCCATCCACGTAAGTCATAACGCGGTAGGAAAGCTTTTTACACGACTCAACGTTGAGCGTTATCTTGCGGCCGTCACACACCAATTCGACGCGGCCGTACGGATGATCCAGACTTGATGCGCATTCTGCCTTCTGTTCTTTCGTCAGCTTCATTTCGAGGCCTTCTGTTCAGCTTCGGCCTGATCACACAGCTTCCGCCACGCACGGGCGGTTTCTCGCGGGTCATCGAACTCCTGAAAAACCTCCCAGTGCTCCGGCCCGCCGACCGCATGCCGTTTAATTGCGTGCTCTGAAAAACGGTAGCGATAGCCGTCCACTGTGCGATCTTCCCAGAACGAATATTTGTCTTTAGCTCTCACTTCTTGGCCTTTCTGCCTGTTGAGACATTTGATTTTTTCGCAACTTCTTCGGCGTCCGGTTCGTATTGATCCAGCACCTTCTCGTAGGCCAGCCGCGCACGCTCGACAATCGCAGGCGGAACCTTGGCGATCAGGCCGGGCATCTCCCGGTTGAACAGCATCTTCTGCCGCCAGTACGAAGTGGCTTGGTCAAAGTGGTCGCGTTCCTGCTGCTTGCGCTCAGAAAGCGTCTCTGAGTTTTCCCGGTAATATTCCCGGTGGTATTCGCGCCGCTTGCTCATGCCCGTCCTACCAGCTGGTGCCGCACACGGCGTTCGCGGATCGCCCGGCGCAGCATGTTTTTCGCCTGTGAATAAATCCGGCCGTTGGCCGCGTCGAACTCTTCGGGCGTCGCCTGTTCAGTCAGCAGATAACCATCGTGCGTGCTGATAATATACCCGTCACTCGCCGCTGCTATTGAACGGCATGTGCGCTCATCCCAGCCGAACATGTTTTTAAAATCATCGGCATGAATCACCCGCCGTTCCATCAGAGCAGACTTCATCGATGAAAGCTTTAGTTCCATATCCGTCCGGGGCGTCCGCTCAGTCGGTTGTGTCTGTGAAAAGCCCCAGCGCAAAAGATCGCCCGTTTCAGGTTTCATCTCTTTCTCCCCATCGCTTTCCGGTACCGCTCCCGCACAATCAGGTCGCGCATTTTACCGAGAACTTCCCAGAGCTGCCGCGCACCGATCCCGTATTCAAGCGCCAGATCATTCACGGATTCTCCGGCCTTATGGCGGTTGTAAATTTCGGCGTTTCGCCGCGCGCGCTTGTAATCCCGCGCAAGAGGAATGTTAAGCCGCTCGCGGCCGCAGTACCGCGCCAGTGCTTCGGCTGAGTCTTTTCCGATCAGCTGCGCAATCTTGTGATTGTCCGGGATGCTTTCCGGAACATACAGCTGCACGCCGCCCCAGCGTTCAACCAGCGCCAGCGTATTGTTCAGGCCGATCACCTCCTGCAGCTCCGCAAGAAACGGACTGAGATACTGCCGGTCATCGCCGAAGTCAGGCCGCGCATCCTTCTTCTCAACCTCTTTCATAAACGGAAAATCAGCCATTGTTCGCCTCCCGTGCCGCGGCGGAGCCATTGGCGGAAACGGGCGTTCTTCTTCCGCCATGTTTCTGCTGCCTCTTCGTCAAAGCGGCAATCACTGCAGTCATCTGTTTTTTGTTGAGCGTGTCCACGCGCAGAACGCTGTTGCCGAACATCCGCTTAGCAATGGAGTCGGCGTAGTTCCAGCTCAACTCCATATCTGTCAGCAGCGCTTCCACTTTGCGCATCTGGTCATGCTGGTCGCCCGTCCACTCAAGGATTCCTTTCGGACGCCCTCCCGCCGGGCCCGCCTTTGCCGGGCCGGTACTCTTGCCTTCCTGTTTCGGAGCGACGGCATCCTTCGGCGCACCCGGCGGCAGATCCCCGGCGATCTGGTGCAGCCGGTTCATCAGCTTAAGCCCCAGCGCTGCCGGGCAATTGCTCAGCGTTTCAATGCCAAGCTCTGTTTGCTGGCGGTGCCGCCAATCATTCAGCGGCAGCGGACTTCCCGACCGCTCGTGAGCCGCCTTGGCCAGTCCGAAGATCTTTCTGCGCTGTGCGTCGTCGATTGTTTTCATGATGCCTCCTGATCTCTGCCGCCGGGCTCCTGTCAACCCAGCTTCTTCCCATCCTCCAGCTTTGGCTCAACCCAGAAGCTCTCAGACTGATCAACCCGGCAACCAACCGCCGCCAGCTCCGAATCGGTCAGCTTGGCTTTGAGCGCATCCTTGTCCGGCGCGCACTTGGTAACGATGTAGTCCGTCAGCTTCGCGGAGCGCAGCGCATTAATCACCGATTCCCACGTCCACTTCTTGTTGAGCAGTACCAGCATCGGATTGCCGACCCGGAAACCGAACAGAGCCAGCGAGGTTTCGCCGCCTTTCTTGCCGGGCGGCAGCAGTTCGGCGCGGTGTGACAGCGCATACTTTTCCGCCTGGGCAATCAGACCCTTGACCTTTTTCTTCACGTCAAGGATATCGTCGTTGTACGCCTCTTGAATGGACTGCAACTCCGCGTCGCGATCCGCCTCCATCTTGCGCAGATCCACGCTCATTGCCGCCACGTCATCCAGCGCCTGATAAAACTCCGCGCGCGTTTCAAATCCCGAACTCTTCACTCTTCTCGTTGCCATGATTTTTCTCCTTTAATTTTTGATCATCGTCCCGCGAATCACCGCGAGCTGCTCTTCGTTGGTTTCGTCGTACATCACGCGCTGCGCCTGCGCGATAATGCACGCGCAGTGAAACTTCTCGTGATTCGCCCGGATCGTTGTGCCGTCCCCGAAGTGAACATCCCAGATCATGGATGCACCTCCGGACCGGTCAGTTCCGTCCAATGGGTAACGCCGCTGATGAGTCCGGCATATTCCGGTCTCCACCAGCCATCTTCATCGTGGTGAGCAATCTGAAAATGATCCGTCGCAGCGCAGTAGATAAGCTGCTGAAACCCGTTGTCTGGCATCTCTTTATTCACATCAATCCATTTCATCTCGGTGTCCTTTCGTGTTTTTTGTGGCTAATCACGCATTGGTTAATTTGCGCCACGCCCGCGCCAGCACAGCCTTGTTAAGTTCAATGCCGCTTCCGGCGGATGCCAGCTGGGCCATTTGGATGGTTGTCGCTATGCCACCAAGGCCGCCGGGCAACGTACCGATTCGGGAGAGATATTCGACCGCGTCGTCATCAGTAATTCCGATGGCTTCGCACATGGCCGCAACATCCTCTGCGAGCGTTCCTTCAATGTGTGTGCGCTGCGCAATCCGGCGGAATAATTGAGCGAATTTCTGAAGGCGGAAGCCGCCGGTCATTTGGTTATAAAGCGGCTCGTTGCCGACCAAGGCCAGCCCGACGCCTCCTGCCTGCTCGTGGATTTGCCTCAACAGATCAAGGGCGCTCACCGTGAGCTGTTGCGCTTCATCAATGATGAGCAGCCCGTTGGTGCCGGAAATTTTCTTCATAATTTCCTTCTGTATGATGTAGTTTCCGGATCCGGGATCGCTGATTCCCAGCTTGTCACACATCAGCATCAGAATTCCCCGGACGGACGCGGAGGCCTTCGTCGGGGTAACGAGCCAGACATTGGGTTTCGTTACAGCGTAATGTTCACTGGTCATTGTTTTCCCGGTTCCGGGGGCTCCATACGCGATAACAAGCTCTTTAAGAAATTGACCCATTTCCAGAGTTTGAAAGATGCGCCGTGCCGTTGGCGTCTCGACCCAGCCCGGCTTTGGAGGCAGCTCGCTGGTGTATTCCTGCCCGGCGCTGTAGCTCTCCAGCCAGCGTTCGAGCTTCTCTTCGATGGCCTCGTTGCTGCCCTTGTATTTGCCTTGAAGCCACTGATTCAGTGCGGCGCAACTCACGCCGATCCGCTTGGCCATTCCCGTTTGACTCAGGTCTACTGCGCTGTTTTTCAGCATGCCGCCGATCAGCTCTCTGAGTTCATTCTGTCTGTCTGCTTTGTTGCCCATTTGGTTGATGCCTCCTTGGGGTTGGTTGTCTTCGCGGGGCTGGCTGTGTGCCCGCCCTCACTCAAAAAAGAATTGTCCGATGCCGAAGCACAGCAGCAGGAAAGCGAGCCCCAGCGCCAGCGTGAGGGCCGCAACGGCCCGGAACTTCCACAGCGCAATCTGCGCGTGCAGGTCATCCGTCAGTGTGGTCAGCTCAATCGTCTTTCCCATTTGGTTCCTCCTATTTGTAAAAAAGTGCTACTGGATCATCCTCAACCCTGCGCCGGGACGGGCGGGTGATCAGACCGGCATTCCGATATCCGCCGATTGCTTTCGAGATAGACTCCATCATGTCGATGTCTTCAGCCGCCTGTGTCGCTTTTGCTTCAATTCGTTCAGCGCGTTCTTCACGCAGGATGCGGCAGGTTTCCTCTTCGACTTTTTCGACGACCTCGGGCATCGCACTGCCTTTGATACTTTCCAGCCTGAGAATCAGTTCGCCCTCTTTGGCCGCCTGTTTAACGGCGCGTTTCTGAGCGTGTTTAGCCCGCTTGTATTCGCGAATGTTGCTGGTGTCGCGGAAGCCGGTCATGGCCCGCACGGCCGGAGCGCAGATGAACTGGCCGTCCAGCGTGTAGCAGCGGACGTTGGTCAGATCATCCGGGTCAAACCGGACCTGAATCTGCTGGCCGAGATACGGCGTCAGTTCGTGCGCCTGATACTGATTGCCGTGCAGCGTAAAGAGACCGCCTTGCTGTTTGCGGACGCGCAGAACGCGGCCCGGCATGATGCAGTAGCGCCGTTCCCAATCTTCCAGCTGGCGAGGCTTGCCGGACGTTTTCGCCTCAGCCAGTTTGGCTTCCCAGATCTGCTGGTAGCTTCGGCCGTTTGCCTGAATGCCGACAGACTTGCGCCCGGCCTGCGCGTTGTATTCGTATACCGCTTCACGGACACAGCTGCGCAGCAGCTCAACCGGAACCGCCGTGATCGTCCGATCCGGGCGTTTGTCCGGTTTGTTGCCGACATACGCCTGCCGCAGTTCAG